ATATCTGTAGTGAGATTACATTACACACAGATGAAAGTCATAGCTTTGTTTGTTGCTTATCAAGTTTAAATATATCAAGATATGAAGAGTGGAAGAATACAAACCTTATATACGATGCTATTTGGTTCTTGGACGGGGTGCTTGAAGAGTTTATACAGAAAGCGAAAGGCAAGGTTGGCTTTGCAAATTCAGTTAGATCAGCGGAAAAAGGTAGAGCGCTTGGCCTTGGAGTATTGGGCTGGCACACGTACCTACAAAAAAATGGAATACCCTTCGAGGGATTAACAGCACAATATGAAACTAGAAGAATATTTAGCCAGATTAAAATCGAATCTGAGCGAGCGAGTAGAGATCTCGCTGAACTTTATGGTGAACCTCTGTGGTGCGTTGGCACTGGGTTTCGTAACACTCATCTTAGGGCTATTGCTCCTACTGTGTCTAATAGTAAGCTTGCCGGTAACGTTAGTCCTGGTATTGAGCCTTGGGCCGCTAATGTTTTCACTGAACAAAGCGCGAAGGGTACGTTCATTAGGAAGAACAAAGAGCTCGAAAAAGTCTTAAGAAAAGCTGGGTTAAATACTAAAGAAACTTGGGATAAGATAATGGCTGATGGTGGTAGTATACAAGACCTACCGCTAGATGACTACGGTTATGTTAATAAAAAGCTAGTAGTATTATCTGAGCAAGATGATTTAGAAACTACAGGCTTTGATAAAGTTAAAAACGTGTTTAAAACTTTCAAAGAGATTAATCAACTAGAGCTTGTTAATCAAGCTGGTATACGCCAACAGTATATTGATCAATCAGTTAGTTTAAACCTAGCATTTCCTTCAGAGGCTACACCTAAGTGGATTAATCAGGTTCACATGGATGCTTGGAAGAAAGGTATAAAGACCTTATACTATATGCGTACTGAATCAGTACTACGTGGTGACATTGCTCAACAAGCTATGGATCCTGACTGTGCTGCTTGCGACGGATAACTGTAAAAAAGAAGGGGACCTCGCTATGAGATCCCCTTCGGTTACAGGAACTTTTGGGTATGGTACGCCCAGTTTATTTTTGTTCCTTATTTATATTTTTTAAACATTAATTTATATAGTAAACTATTCCAAGCTGCTTGTAACTTATCTATTAATCTCCGCATGGCTTTCCTGTTGCAACGTTAATCCAATTTTCTTTTTCAAACCAATCACGTAGTGTAGCTCCTTTCTTACGAGCACCCTTTACGTTTGATTTACTAGAGCGTTTATACTTACCAGACGCAGCAGCAGATCTTTTAGCTCTAACAACTTTATCTCTTTCAGCTTTGCTCATTGATCTTACCTTTGAAGCGGGTAGACATACTTTCTTAGTACCTCCACCTTTTACTTTAGATTTTTTATTTAATGGTGATCTTAGCTCGGCTGCATTAGCTAAAGCTTTGTCGTTGCCGGTACCGACACCATAAGCTGAAACTCTTTGTCTCATATTATTAGTCTCCGGGCTATGCAATACGCTTGCGTAGCAATGTGCTAAAGGACTTTCGTTTAACTTTCTCATTTGTCTAGTTTTTTCATTGCCTTGTTTCTAGCACACGCCATTTTTTTAGCGTAGCTAGGATTTTTCTTTTTATTAAAAGCTATTTGCTGATTTAAACTACCAACAATTTTCTTTTTATTTCCTTTACGACTTTTAATTAACCAGTTAGCTAAGTCACCACAGTTTAAATTTTTAAACTTACCATTAGCATCCGGCGCGTCAGAGTCTTTCCACTCAAGCTTTTCTTTTGCCATTACAATCTTGCATGTTTATAAACCAATTAGCAAGCTGCTTATCTCTACTAGTAGCTTCACGCCTGGTTTTTAGTTTCTTAACTTTACTACAAGTAACATCACCTCCGTATAGTTTATTTATACGAGCTTTTAAAACTCCTCTATACGCTTTAGCCATTACTTCTTTTTCTTATTACCAAATTTACTAGGCCCACCAGCTTTAGTACAACGCACGCCCCAACCTGAGGCATATGCCGATGGCCATACTTTAAATTTCTTTTTTGCTGCGGCCTTACAAGGTCCGCTTATCTTTCCATATAGTGGTGATCCCATAATTACTTTATTTTAGATTTTTTATATTTAGATGTAGACTTTCTAGGTTGAGGTTTATTACTAGGTTTTTCCTCGTCAACGCCGATTTCCCAGTCTTGCCAACCACCTAGCAACGCTAAGCGTTCCCAAGTTTCTAGATCCTGTGATGTGGCTTGTACTACGTTGTTGGTTTTCTTTACAGCTCTATCAAGCGGTATATTGGTAAGCGCTGCTATAACATTAGCACCTGCTAAGTAAGCTGGGTTATCTAGGCTCCAACCTTTTTCTATCATTTCTTTTTTATCCCATTGGTAAGACCTCGCGGCTTGGTTTACACGCGATAGCTTAGCAGATATAGGTGGAGATAGTTTAGTAAGTTCATAACCTACTTTCTCAAGCTTAGGTTGTTTCTTTTCCATCTCGTTTATAATACGTATAATAGCATTTTTACCTACTGAAACTACAGCGCCGCCTAATCCCATACCTCTAAGCAGTGAGTCCATCATACCGTTAGCTATGCTAACATATTTCTTCTGCTGCTCGTCTGTATCTTCTTCATCATCATCAAAAGCAAACGCAAACAAAGCTTGTTGTAAAGCGTTAAACAATAAGTTCTGTGCCACACCGTAGTATATAATCTTACTTATATTAGTCTTAGCATCACCCCTGCCATTCTTAAGATCGCTAGCAGCTTTCTTTATAAGTCTAGCATACTGAGCTGGCGTGTTAGCAAAAGCCAATACAAGACGTCCTAATTGACCAGCTTGTTGCATTGATATCCTATCAGGTCTTGACGACTGTTGCGACTCTTCTGCTGTCTCTCTAAAATCTACAAATGCTTGAGCTTCAGCCTCAGTATCTGTCATACCTTGTTTTTTCAAAGACTTTATTCTATTACGATAAAACGTAGCGCCGCCTGATGCTATAGCAAAGCTATCTGCTATCTGTGTAGGCGTAAAACCAAACTCAAGTAGTTTATTTATAACACCTCTAGCCCCACCTCTCTTTGCCATGTCTGCAATATCAGCTTCGTTGACGTTGATACGTAAACCACCACGACGTTCTTTTAAGAAGTCAGAGTTAATAAGCGTCATAAAGTCAGACCAGTATTGTTTTTGGTTTGCAAAAGCTTTACCCGCAGCTAGTATATTATTATCAGTGAAGTTAACAAAGTTAATACTAGATATAGTTTGTAGCAATGCTGATCTTGTATTAAAGAACATTATGGTACCAATACTACCTGTAAGCCAGTCAGTAACTCTACCTGTTAGCGTATCGCCTTGGAAGTTTCTATTACGACCAGACTTCATACGTTGTAACATATTTTCCATAGCTTTACGATATGGTTTACCATAAGCAGCTTCAAGTTTGTTTAGGTTTTCTTCGCTGAATATTTCATCTGCATTAGCCTGCCATTGTTCTAAAGCTTTAGCGCGTTTAATAGTATTTAAACCTTCAAGCATATCAGTTGTAATAGTACCTGCTGGCCAACCTTCTTTAGGTCCAGCGTACTGATCACCTTTCTGTATATACATTAGTTGATCTGCAAAAGTTTTTAAATCTTCTTTACCTTCTACAAAATCAGACAAGTCTTGCATATCTGCTTCGCTAATACCCGGAACAGACATACCTTGCTTTTGCCATATATAAACTCTTACAGCTTGCTCTTGAGTAAACGGTTCGCCTGGAACTTTCTTACGTAAATCTTTTGGTACAAGCTTAAGCTCTTTTTTCAAAGCTTTATAATCGTTCATCATAGCTATACGGGCTGATGATAATTCATTCATTGCTTTACCATACGGATCTAGTAAATTCTTTTTATACCACGCCATTTGAGCATCACCAAGTTTACCTTTAGCAAGTGTTGAGTATAACAAACCTGTAAAGTCTTCAGCTGATGGTGGTATAAAGAACTGGAACCTACCTTTGTTAGCTCCAACTACTTCTGCCTTAACACGCTTGTATCTTTTCTCAGATGCAATACCTGTTTTAACTTCTAGTATATCATTAAATTCTTTGTTAAGATCAAGACTATCGTAAAACTGTTTATTAGCTTGTTTAGCATCAGCGTCTAGATTAGACATGTTATCTAACGTGTTAGGCATTGATTTTCTAAGACTTGATTTTTCTCTAGTAGGTCCAATTATTTTAGAATTATTTACTACAGAAGCTTTTTGTCTAGATAAATTTCCAACATCAGAAATTCTACTACCAGTCGCGTCAACATTATAAATATCAAAAACACTTTTACCACCTGTAAGCTTTATAGTGTTCGGATCTATTCCAAACCTATTACTAGCTACATCCATGTTGAAATATCTAGCCCAAATATTGTCTGTTATCATCCAGCCCTGAGGCGTTTGATCTATATAATCAAAAAACTTTTCATCTATATCAGATATACCTTTAAGTTTTTTATCATTTGTTTTTGATAGTGGTCCTTGAAAATAATTTTTTCTTACTCCTTCAAAAGCTTTACTAACAGAACCATCAAGAGCTTGAACAAATAAATACTTACCAACAATTGTAGCTGGAAGCGTATGCTCTAAAGTATTTTGACTTGAGCCAGTGTCCATGTAACCTTCCTCGTAAAATCTATAAGGCGCTGCTGTTCTTAAAAAATGACCTTGGCCATATGAGCTAGAAGAAAGTAAAGCACCTGTAAAAGCAACTCCATCAAAGTTCATAGTACCGTCTGAGTTTCTCATTACATCATTTTGTAATATTTCAAACAACCTACCTAGTTGATCTATAGAATCATCTTGTCTTTGAACAAAAACAGGATCATTTAAAGATTTATCTAGTCTAAGTTTTTGACTATAAACCCCTTCTTTTTTAAGCATAGCCGCAAATCCTGGTGAATCTTTTTCACTAGCAAAGTTTTCTAAACCAGTTTCATCAATCCACACTTGTGCTTCTTCAGTGTTTTTAAAAGGTAAATTACCAGTGTACTCTCTTAAATCACCTAAAATATCTGACTCTGTAAAAACTGTTTTATAAGCATCTGGATCTTGTTCTTTTAATTCTTTAATATCTTTAAGCGTTAAAGCGTTTTCAGTTGTAAAAGCTAAAGCTCTCCAAAAACTTGGTGGTGTTTTTTTAGTAAAGCCACTATCAACAGCAAATTGTAAAAATCTTTCTCTACCTTCTGGTGTCTTCATGTTTATTTTTTTAACACCAGTACCTTTTAATATTTCTGTTAAAGTCTTGTTGTAATCTATATTATATGAAGCAAAGTCTGTGTCTGCGTTTATTTGACCCATAAAAACATTTGGACTAACTCTTCTAAGCGAAGCAGCATCTTTAGATTTACCAGCACCTGTATCTGCTTGCTCTTGTTTTGTTGCCTGCTTGCCTCTTCCAGCTGCGTTAATAGCATTAGCTAAATATGTCTTAGCAAAACCCGTTAAAGTAGTACCATATTTGCTTCTATTTTCAGCAGATATTTTTTTATTAGGTACACCAGACTCGGTTACACCTACGTCATCTTGTATTTGTTTAACTACTTCGTTGCTAACTCTACCTGTATATTCAGGTTTAAGCTCATACACCTGTGTTTGTGTAGTTAACCCTAAACTTCTACCACTCGCGTTAGATATACCTGGTATAGCTTCGGTAACAGGTTGGTAGTATTTATTAATAAATTTAGTTGATAAACCTATAGATTTACCTTTAAACCCTTTAGAAACGTCTATAGTTTCACCCTGCTCGTTTATAACTGTTTCACTACCAGCAACATTATACGGTGGCATTGTTTTAATAAGCTTTCTAACGTTGTTAGGGTCAACAAATAATCTTTGTAAAGACTTAGCTTCTCCATCTGTTAATGTAGCTCTACCTCGTATTTTTTTACCAGGAACATTAAACACCTTAGTAGAAACTTCATCTAAGTTTTGTTCAGCAAGCTCTCTAAATGAAGGTTTTTCACCTTGTTTTATTGTAACAATATTATCTATGCTTACACCAGCGGCTGGCCCAAAGGTTCTAGAATCAATAAGCTTTTTTGTGGTTGTTTTCGGTTGTGGTGTAGAAGTTTCTTCAGCAGCAATACCTCTGGCTTCTGTTATATCAGCAGCTTGAGTTCTACCACCTATAGTCTGAGCTCTTTCTAATATCTCAGCTTGTCTTGGCCCTAATGTGCTACCTATAAAAGTATTTACTTGAGAAGTTTCAGGGTTATAAGTATCAAATAAAGCTGTGCCTCTGCCTGGAAATATACCTTGAATTTGTTCTGTAACAGCTTCTTTAACAGCATCCATAGGTATACTACCGGTTGGGTTAAATTTAACAGCTTTACTTATTACAGGCCAATTTTTTTCTACAACAGCCTCAATAGCACCAAATTTATCCTCTTGAGTAGATGATGGGGATTTAACTACATCAACTAAACTTTCATTAGTAAGTATACCTTCATCTACTAAGCTTATAAACTCTTGTCCTTTAGGTGTTCTTAACGATGCTGATTCTGTTGAGCCAGTTGTTGTTTCAGTTGTAGTCTCTGTTACTAGTTTACCTTTAGCCCCTTCAGTCGCTACTGCCTTAGCAGCTTTACCCAAGCCTTTACCTTTTTCTATAGTAGTATTATAGTCTCTAATAAAACTTAATACATCTTTACCAGAATTAAATTTAATACTCAACACGCCAGCATCTCTTAAAAACTTACGCACGTAGTTACCTATTTTAACCAATGTACTTTCTTGTATAGTTATACTTCCATCGGACAGAGCTTCACTTGTAAGATTTAAAACTTCTTCCATTGTTTCAGCCTCTGTTTTTCCGGCTCGTACATAGTCTAAAAGTCTTTTTTGAAATGCAGGATTATTTATTTTAACTTTAGGATTATTGTTTAATTCTTCTAACAAAGATTTCCCAAACGCTATAGCAGCTTTTGGGTTATTAGCAAAGGTCTGCCGCGTTAAAGGGTGTAATACTTCATGCTGATCCGTTGTATAAACATTATCTTCTTTTGCAATTTGCTCGTTTATAACTATAACAGTAGAGCCATCATCTAAAGTATAAGCATTACCATAACTAGCAGACGCTGATACATTAAGATTTTTATTTTCTTTTCTTAATTGTTCTTTTCTAGCATCAACTTCTTCTTGAGTTTGATATCTTTCAATAGGTTTAATACCTAATTGCTCTGCTATCACGTCAGCTCCAGTAGCTGTTTTAGCTTTTTGAGTTTTAGCTATAGCTTCAGCAACCGGCTGTTGTGATCTAGCTATTCTATTTAACTCTTCGTTTATTGTTTCTATGTTGTTTAACTGTTCAACAGCAAGAGCTTTATCTGTTTGCTTGACTTCTTTTTCAAGTTTATCTCTTTCTAATATAAGATCATAAGATCTTTGTTTATCTTGGTTAGAAAAATATTCAGGTATTTTCATACCAGTATTACGAGCGTTAGCAAGTTCTTGTGATTGCTCACTATACTCTTCTTTGCTTATAATGCCTTGATCTCTAAGACCAGCTAAGCTAGATTCAGCTTCTTTAAAAAACCCGTCAACAAGTTTTATTTGCTTTGCGTCTCTTAAATTAAACTTAGTAGATACATCTCTTGCCATAGCCCTAAGCTCTATGCCACTTTGACCAGCCACTCTACCACTAAATGGTAATATAGTACCAACTAAACCACCTTGTTGAGCCGCTGTTTTGATCTCTGAAGGATCTATAAATGTAGCTACAGGTAAATCAAGCTGTACTGCTGTACTAACTTGGCTTAAACCAGTTTGCGCGCCTTCTGTAATAGCTTCGCTAAAACCACCCATTGCTACTGATTTAGCTTTTTTAGGTAACTGCGTAGCAAATTTTTTCATTTCACCTTTATATAAAGATGAAGTTGCTTTTTTAAAGTCAGTGCCAAGGCCTATACCTTTGGTAAAACCTTTCATTACTTGAGTTGCGCCTACTCTTTCTAGACTAGCTTGAAGAGCAGCAAAAGCAGCTGACTCCGCTCTGTTAGCGTAGTTACCTTCTTCAACAGCTTTAGCTATGTTTTCAGGCGTGGGTTTTATACCGTCTTGTTCTAAACCTTTAGTAATAGCATCATAATAATTACCACCATATTCTTGAGCAAATATAACAGCTAGACCCATACCACCACTTACAAGACCTGTCAAACCAGCCGCTGTAACTTGTGGTAAAGCTTCACCTAACCCTATCATAGCCCCTTCAAAAGTAAGGTTATCAAAATCAGCTTCTTTAAATAAACCTAACTCTTCTTCTTTTTCTGATATTTTACCTACTTTATCTACTATTCTTTTTACTCTATTGTCTTTTCTATCATTTAAAGTATTTAACCTTTCACGTACTGTAATTTTCATACGTCTATTTAAAGGATCTGTGATTTCAGAATCTAAAGTTAAATTACCACTGTCTATTTCTGTTTGAAGTTTATTAATATCGCTGTTAATAGAAGCAACTTGTCCATGAAACTTACTTAAGTCAGCTTGATTAAAACCTAAAGACATTTGTTTAACACCTTTAACAGTACCTTCGATTAAAGCAAACTCGCTTAAACCTCCTTCATCTAAAAAAGAATGTTGGGCTCTAGCGTATTGTTTATTTTTATCAGCTAATATAGACTCAGAAACATCTAAGTATTGAGTTTGTAATGACTTAAATAAATCAGAATTTTCAAAAGGTACTAAAATTTCTTCTTGTATATATTTATCTACATCTGAATTAGCTAACGCTAGGTTTGCTTCAAAAGTTTCAGGATTAGAAAAATCATATTTATCTTTTAAGCTTTCTTGATATTCATTTACTTTATCAGCGTTTAATTTTACTTGCGCATTTAAAGCTGTACGCATAACAGGATCTTTACTAAACGCCTGCGATCTACCTTGGTTTAATGCTTGTGCCCATTCTTCAGGAGTATCATACATTTCCATATCGCTAGGCATGTGCGATTCTACCATACTTACAAATTCTTTAGTAGGTTCTATTTCGTAAGTATCTGTGTTTTGGTTATAAACTTTTTTATTATAATTAGGTTTAGCTATTACCTTATCAACTAAATTTAATCTTTCTTCCTGGGTGTAATCAGCAAAGTTTTCAAACTGGCCTTTCGCATTTATTAAATCATTTAAAGCAACGTTGTAGTCAGCAACTTGTTTGTTTAAGTCTCTTTGATCTCCGTAAACAAACTCACCTTGATCGTCTACTTTTCTAACAGGTTTTGTTATTTGTTCAGAAGCATTATATACATCTTGCCTTATATCTTCAGCTAATCTGCCTTTTTTTCTTTCTTGTCTAAAATAACCTTGATCATTTGCTTGTAATTCCCCAGAAGTATCTACCGAGTCTGATACCGTACTCTCGGGTGCTTGCCCGGTTACCGGTGTTGCAGTTGCACCCTTTGCCACAGCACCGTTTGTCTTTCCCTCTGTAGGGCCAGTTTGTATTTCTTCTGTAACTTCTACAGTTTCAGCAAACTCAGCTTTACGCTTATCTACTCTACTCTGTATTTCTTCTGTAGATAAACCTTGAGTTGTTAACTCATCAACCAAAGACTTTAATTCATTTATCTGATCCTCGTTCATATTATATAATTTAATTATTAAAGAGAAATACCTTTGTAAATAGGTGGGTTTTGCTCAAACGTTTCTATAGATACGCTTTCTATAGGATTATCACCTACTAATTTTCTTAATTCTTTTTTCATATCAGCACTTTCAGGAAGCATATCTATTAAAGCTCTAACTCTAGCTGGTTTACTAAGATCAAATATCATATCACTAGTAAATATGGTTTGCTCACCACCTTTTGTGCTAGTTCCAGATTTATAACCTAACTCTATAATAGGATAAACTTCACCACCGCCTGCTGGCACAGATCCTGGTGAAACGTTTACTTTCAATACATCTTTACCACCTATTTTTTTATTTTTAAAATAAGACTCTGGGTTTTTAAATATATCTGTATAAACCCGTGGCGCTGCTTCAGCTATTTCTTTAACTGGTTCACCATCAGTTATACCAAGACGACGTTTAAATTCAGAGTCAGTAAGTTTAGTTGTTGATATAACTTGATTTGTTTTATTTAAACCAAACATGTTTTCTGTATAAGCTGTTAAAGCTTGTTTATATATTCCTTGTGATTTATCACTATAAAAACTTTTACCGTTTATACCATCTCCAGTTTCTAATTCTTTTGGCCATTCACTACCGTCTTCTTGTGTAATACCTCTACTTTCTAAAAATGGTCTTACGTTTTGTGTGTAAGAATTTTGAGCAGCTACAGACATTAATCTATTTGTAGCTAATGCTTTAGAAATTGTAGCAGAAGAAGCTGCTATTTGTGAAGTATTTAAAGGTGAAAAAGTAACTAGACTTTGAGTGTTACGATCTATATCCGATCTAACAATATCTTCACCGTTTTGTTTTTCTCTAAGAGTTGGGCTAATAGTTAAGTCTTTAGTTATAACGTTACTTTTTTGAAGTCTACTAGTAAGATCAGTTTTATCGTCTGGAACTGTTTCAGGCATGTAATTAAAGAAATCTTCAGCTACAACTGTAAAACCTTCTTTACCAGCAACACCGCCTTTATATTCAACCATCATAGTACCAGCTTCATCTTTATAAAATCTTTCAGTACCACCATCACCCATACCACTTCTTATCATGTTTCCATAAATATACTGGCGATCTTTATCACTGTAAGCAGATAAACCACCTGGACTGCCAACACCAAGAACTGTAGATTCACTACCTAAACCAGCTTTCCACATAGCATCAGATTCTTTCATTGAAGTAAGAACACCTTTCATGCTAAGCATGCTTTGGTACTGCGCATCGTATTGTTTAGCGAACTCATTAGCTTCTCTTGGATCAGTGGCCTTATAAGACTCCATGTCTATTTTTGTAAGCGTATCTATTTGTTCTGTAGCATAATCAATAAGCGCTGGGTTGTTAAGACCATTTACACCTAGAAATTTATAAACTTCTTTAGCATTTTCTTTACGTTGTTTAATACCGTAAGCAATTTTATCTTGCGTTTCTTTTACTACTGCAGCTTCAGCTTTTCTTTTACTTGCTAATCTAGCTTGTGTTTGTTTGCCTATATTGTCTATAACATTAGCCCATATCTGAGCTGTTTTTGTATCAACAACTGTAGATGGGTTTTCGTAAGCGCCTGAACGCCCGTAGTTTCTTGAAAATCTTGGTAATTGTGCCATCGTTAATATTGTTAAGGATTAGGATTAAATCCGCTAAAATCATTATATTTTCCAGTATTACCAGGAGTTTTGTTAGAGCTAAAATCTGTACTACCAATAGTATCACCAAGTCCTTGAAGAGCTCCTATAGTAGAACCTGTTACAGCGGCTACTCCTTGTGTGGCGGCTGTTTGGGCTTGTTGTTGACCTGTTATTTGCGCTTGCAGCCTATTTAGTTGCTCCATATCCCTTCTTTCTTCTTCACCATATACAAACTCTCTACCTAATACATCCGCTTGCTGCATACGTTGGGCTTCAGCTATTCTAGCTTGTAACACTTTAGCTTCACCTTGTGCTCTAAGTTTTTCGTTATTAACCTCTTGCTGTTCTAAACTTGCAGATATACCACGCTTACTTTGTAATGCTGCTTGGGCAAGAGCAGTAGCTCCACCAGCTGACGCGCCTGTAGCTCTTAGCGTATCTAAAGTATTAGCTAGTGATATATCAGCTTCTTCAGCTTGGAATTCAGCTGCTTGTGTGGCTACAGATAAAGTTGCCATAGGATTAGAAATCATACCAGTCAAGTCTTCTACACCTTCATAAGGGTTTATAACATCTTGCCTTGTGTTTTCTATCTCTTCCATTTCTGCCATCAAACCTTGTTCACGTCTTCTAGCGTCTCTATATTGCTGCTTTTGAAAACTTAATCCAGCATACCCAAGACCAACCTGCGCCATTCCAATAGCTAGATCTGCACCTGCTTGTACTGATTTTCCTACATCTCCCATAGTTAATTAATTATTTTAACAAAATGATCTTCACAAGTTAACGTTTTAATCCATTTGTTTTTTTCTAAAAATTTTTTATACCCATCTTTCCCAGCTGTAGTCCAAAATATATGTATATTATATTCTTCTAACTGATTTAATTTTTTTATGTACTCTTCTAAATATTCGTAAAGTTTATATAGATTTTTAACACTAGGCTTTGCTTCTATGTTAGATAATGGAAAAGCTGTTATAGCCACATGGCTAGCTATCCACAAACCTACACAATATTTATCTACTCCTTCGTCATCGCTTAAAACAAATATATCCCAAGGCATTAAAGCTCTATCAGGCAAAGCAAACATGTGCGCGTCTGCCCATTTTAACATTGTTGGGTAAAAGTTTTCTATATTTTCTTGACGTATTTTCATTTGATTTAATAAGCTGATTCTACATATTCAGAAGATACAGCAAACAATTCTCTAGCTTTACCACCTAGTCCAGCTACTTGAGTGCTATTATCTGTTCTTATAGTTACAGTAGAATAATAACCTTTTACACCTGTCATGCTGTTGCCAAATACAACCTCGCCTTGTGTTGCTTGACTTGAATTAACTAGATTAGCTAAATACTTTCCTTCTTTATTGTAAAAACCAGCATAATACTGTATACCATTTTGCGTATAAGATCCTTCGTCGTAGCTATAAACTAAATTAGAAGTGTCGTTTAATTCAAAACTTCTAGCAGCGTTAAAAGCACCTATTTTAACTGGGTTAGTCAGTGATATTGGTTCTGCAGGATCGTAATTTGGATTTGGTACAGAAACTTCCCAGCCAGTCGATCCTTCATAATTAACAGTCTTAAATACTTTAGACATACTAGGTTTAGGATTAAATATAAACGTAACGCTAGAGTCAGAGTATGTATTGTAGAAAGTAGACCTATCATCATTATTTCCAGTTTGATAATTATGTTCCCACAACTTACCATTTTTAACACTGTAAAACTTACTTTGAACACTCAATATTCTTTCAGGATTATAAGTAAAAAAGCTTGTCCAACCTCTAACAGATTCATCAAACGAAAGTGTTTGATAACTATTAGCAGAAACAGTTGGTATATTTTCACCTTGAACACTTAGTATATATTGCTTTGTGTATATATCCCAACCACCTATAGCTTTACCTTTTTCACCAGCAGAATCTAACGCCCCAAAAGTATCTCTAAAATAGTCTATCATACCATAGTTAGATATTTCAGTAAGACCGTCTTGAGATAAACGCATTACAGCGTTTCTATTTTTGTCTGTAAAATATTTTCTATATCCATACACAGCAAAGCTCTCTGGATTTTTACTAATACCGAAGTTTCCAGCATAAGGAATTATTTGACCTATAACCAGATTGAGCGTACTAACAGCAGAGCCTTGTCCTTCAGCAGAATATATAGCGTCTTTATCTATTAAAGCTTTACTAACTTTATTCTCTTGGAATATAACAAGGTTTGTGTCTTCAGCATATAACTTCTGTATACTACCATTTGCAGGATCTACAGATCTAGTTATATCTTCACCAACGCTAAATACATTAGTATCATTAATACCTGTTCTAGAATTAAATATACCTGAGTATATCATACTGTTAATTCTGTCAGATGCGTTTGGTTCGTCTTCTACTAAATAAGCTTTAGCGCCATAAGATACATTAGTATTGTTAAAACCACCTCTTATTCTAGCTTCTTCAATGCCCCAGCTATTAGCTTGATCTGTACTATTAACAGCTGTTACAGGGTAACTACCATTAGAACCAGACGGAACACCTGTGCTACCCATCCATATAGGATCTGTAGTCCCTGTTGCTCCAGTAGGCATTGTCTTTTTCAATAAAAAGGAATTAAAATATTTTACTTCTACTGCTGTTGCCATATTTTAAGTATATAAGCTAATTATAGGTGTTGAATCAATATTTAAACCTGTTGAATTTAATCTAGTTTGATAAACACCTGGGCCGTTGTTTGATTCATAGCTAGACGCGAATTGCACTGGAAAAGCTAAGCTTTCTGGATCTATATATTCTAATCTACAAAAATAATAATAATAATTATTAGTAGCTGTAAATTTTGTTGTAAGATTTACGTCTGTGTAAAATTGAGTCACATATTTAGCAAAAGGCTCTGCTGCATATATATCTGTAAATCCAGAAGGTGGATTAGGAAAAGTTGAACTATCAATATCTGGATTTGTCACAGGAGTGGCACTACCAGTTGATGATATTCTATATTTATAAACACTTCCATAAGTTGAAAACTCAGGCGCTATGGCACGCGGACCCGTACCAACTACTCCTGGGTTATAAAAATCACCAATAGATATAGATCCTTGAAGATATAAGTTTGAATTATTACAGTCTAAAGAACCATTTAAACCAAAAGGGGGTGTAACTGTTACGGGTGGTTGATCGTAAGGAAACGGGTGTTGAACACCACCACCACCTGCAAGATTACCAAGTAAAAATCTATAATCACCAGGATTATTAAACGCAAAAACTCTTCCCGATGGGGCGCTTGTGATAGCTATGTTATCAGTAAATATTGTAGCGTTAATACCTATACCGTTTGTGCCAAAACTTGTTGAAGTGTTGGTAGTGTTAACCATACCGGCTTTTGAGTAGGTGTTGTATGTAATTGGTTCAATCCTATAGGTGCCGCCATTATATTGTATAGAATCTCCATTTAAATCATTAGCAGCTTGCCAAGAGTTATTTGAATTAGTTCTATACTGTATTGCAAACCTTTGATTTAATTCAGAAGTAATAGATGTAACTCCACCTGGAGTTCCTGCCGCCATAGGATATAAATTATTAATCCATATTATAACATAAAACGTGCCTTGAGTTAAACCTCCTGATGAAGATTTATTTGTATACTGGCCAGTGTAATTACTACCAGGAGTACATAAATCGTTAATTACAGTAGAATTTAAACTAGTTAAAGAACTAAACCCTTGCATGTAGTTGTTGGTAGTTCCAGAGTTAACAACTGTAGTGGCTCCAGTAGAAATACCAGTAGCGTTGCTAGCAAAATATAACGAAGCGCCTTCACCATCTTGCATGATTGTAGTCATACTGCCATCGGTAAAATTACTAGGTACCGCAGGATATGTAAAGTTTACAGTAAACGTTGTTGATCCTGTAGCGCCACCAGCGTCTGTTACTTGTAGTGTAAACGTACCAGTACCTTGAGCTGTAGAATCATTGTTAGTTACATTACCACTTGATATTACAAAATTACCATTACCACTTTGCGAAGTAATAGAATATGTTAAACCTATAGTAGATTGACCTCCTGCTGGGTTAGAACCATTAACACTTGTTATTGGTGTTAGTATATTAACTTGACCTCTTGTAGCGGTTATAGTAGTTGGAGTATTAGTTATAGAAGGAGCTATATTGCCAATAGATATTGTTCTTGTAAAGTTTGGACTTCCACCATCTACATTAAATTCTAAAGCATATGTAGTTCCATTTGAACCGTAGTAAAAATATTCTCCAGCTTGTACTGTTATATCATAAGTACCATCACCATTATCAACAAGGTTAAACTTTGTTACATCAGTGCCCGTAGCATTATTATACTGCCTAACTAAAGTAACTGTTGTTGGATTCGGGTTAAGTGGATTACCAACTAAATCTGTAAAGAAAAAATTATCCACAACTACATCACCAGGCGAAGTAGCTTCTGTTAGTGTAGGTGTGAAATTTCCAACACCAGCCCCAGCACCACCACCAGCACCCGCATCTATAGCTGTGTTTAATACTGATACTAAGCCTGATGTACTAGATTCCCAAAATATATCTAATCTAGATGTTGTTGGTTTTGTTTCTAATATACTTAAATTTTCAAATTTTTCAAAAGTGGTTGATGGGTTTGTTAATGTTTCTAAATTAATTATACCAAATTGATTTGAAGCTGTTTGAGAAGTAATAAACTCTGCTACAAAAGGATTAGATTCAGATCTATAAAAAGCGTAATAAGGATTATTTGGACTAGTTATAGGCGTTGGTTGTTGAGGGTCATAATCATTAACATCAAAAATATCAAACAGATCTTCTATAGTGTTTGTGGTAAAAGATTTTCTACCTGGAAAATATTGTTCGTTACCAATATTGCTAAACTCTATATTAATGTTAACAACTCTACCAAAAAGCCTGACAGAACTTCTAAACTGTTTATCTTGAGGACCTACTTCAGATAAATCTCTTGGAATTTTATTTATATTATCGTTTAATAAAGTTATAAAAGATGCGTTTTGTTCTTGTGGATTTGTAGCTGTAGCCGTGCCGGTGTAATATGGCGAACCTTTTATCGCCCCGGGCGCATATACATTATAATACTCTTGCTCTAGTTGCTTAACTACAATTTTATAACTATACCAACCAAGTGGATTATAGCCATCACTTGTAGGATCTCCATTGTATAAACCAGGTATTCCAGTAAGTTCGTCTTTATCAAATCCATTTCCTACAAACAGTGTATTAAATTGAACTTTTAAAGAATCTCCTGGAAAAGTTATAGAGTTATTAGAATCTTCGTAAGGAAGATAAACAGTATCAGCTCTAAATGTTTCGCTAGAAGCGCTAGTATTGTTTGAGAGCAAAGTTGTTGATTGTCTACCATATCTATCAGATAATACAATACCTACTTGATAGTTTCTGTTTTGTTTTACGCTATGGTTTGGATATTCAACTTGAGATAAAGAAGTATACGTGTTAGAGTTATCATATTTAGGAGTTGCAGAAACTTGATAATCAATGCCAGGAGGAGGCGTGTGCTTGTCTTGAAAATTACTATAAACAACTCTGTTGCTAATAACTTCTTGACCAAAAGCTTTTACTGGAATTTTATCGTATACTCTAATAAGTTCTGCTTCTGGAAGAGTTCTGTAAGGTTTTGTAGATAAGTACGAATATTCAAACGTAGTATCTGTTCCAGTAAATAAAGGATTACCAACAACCTGTATGGTTTCTACTACTTGAGTTGCTAAAGAATCTGATTCTTTATATAAAATATCTATTTCAGTTATTTTAAACAAAGAATTTATTTCACTAACAGCAGCTGTAGTACCATCTGGTTTTTTAGGCATCGGTATTTGTAAAGCTATTTCATTTACTTTATTTTCCATAAACTCAACAATAGTGCTAGCTACTGTTTGTTGTTCGTCACCTGATAAAAAATATCCATCTTGTTTAGGTATAAAACACTCTTGTGTAAATGGAGCAAATATAGAATATTCACCATCTATAAATTTAAATCTATAACTAAATCTTACAAATTTATCTTCTAAGTACTGAGGATCTCCAGCAAAGTTAGGGTTACCACTAGGATCTTCACCTGCCCAATACGGATTTGGTAGCACGTTAGGTAAAGCGCTATCGTTTAAAGGAATATACTCACTAAACCTATCTTTCATTGTAGTTTCATAAACTCCAGACCCAGAAGATGTTTCTTTTATAACTTGAATAGATTCGTGAGGATTATATTTAGCTACAGATATTTTATCTTCTGTATTGTAATAACCTACACCTTCGTCTTTAGCTAATTGAATATTTATTTTTCTAGGTTGATTTCTATTGTCTGTAAAAAATAATAAATTTTCTAATAGGTTTACACCTATAATAGGTTTGTTGGTAGAAAAATTTAAAAAAGAACCTTGTACTAATTTAGTAATAATACTATTTCTAGTGTTAAAACTAAATATAAAATTTTTAGCATTTTTATTGTAAGTAGATACATTGTCAGTATATGGATCTGTATAGTCTGTAAAAAATAAATATACAGTGCTATTAAATTCATCGACAAAAAAACCTATACAACTACCTACAGAAACACCGCCGTTCGCGGCATTAAAATCAGCTATAAATTTATTACCTAATACATTCTCTAATGCGCCAACATCATCACCTTCTGACTTACTAATCTGCACGTTTACAGCGTTGCGATATTCACCTTGTGGCATAAGCCTAGCATCAAGGTCTTTGTTCATCTTTGATTTGATGAACGCGTTTTTTACTTCAGCCATTTAATTTTAGTGTTTTATCCATTTAGATTTACCACGTGTAACTTGCACAAACTCGTTTAGCTTTATATTAGACAAACGTATTTTAGCATTACGCAGTTTAGCACTTTTTTCTTTTTTAAGTCTTTGTACTACATACTCAGGTTGATTTATTTTAGAAGCTATTATAGCATGCAGCATGTATGCGTATAAAGCCTCTTCAGCCATCTTAGGTATTTCAGTATTTAAATCACTAGAAAGACCGTCTGATATATATTCTAAATTTATTATTTTATCAACTAGATTATTTGAAAAAGATATTTTATTTATTCTCGTATTAATATTAAAATAACCATTAATGTTAGCATACTGAGGATCTAAACCATACTGCTGACCGTAGCCTACCATGTTTATATAATCGTTATAAAACTCAGCAGCAGCTAGTGGATCGTTTAACAAATTGCTTTGATTACCCGAGTTGTTGTTAGCCCAATTGCCGTCTATTATAGAATCACCTGATTCTATATTGTCGTTAAAATTATCTTGAATTGGAATTCCTTCTGTATCTTGAACTGGAAGTTCGTTAGGGCTTTGATGAAGATTATTAGTAGGCATTATAATGTGCTGACGCCCAGCATTATCTACCCAATATATGTTTGTGTAATTAACGTAATCTTGCGGAAGAGCAACGCTTAGATTTTTAGGAACTGTAAGCTCTTGTGATTTTTTACTTCTAAGTGTATCATAGCTAAATTCTTGTAATCCACGTTTTGCGTGAAATATAACATCAGTTCTTTTAACGCTTGGTATAAGCTTACCAGCACCTACGTAAGCTATTAAAAAATTATTTATAATATCATTTAATTTAGTGTAAGAATACGAACCATAATTTTCTTCAACTACAGTACCATAAGCTTTGTCTGCTATTAAATTACCATAATTACCACCATCTAGTTTTTTAAGCTGTACAACTAAAATTAAGTTAGCACTTAAAACACCCGTAATAGTTATAGTATTGCCAGAAACAGTGTAAGCATCTGTAAATTCTGAATAACTACCAGCGGCGCCTGTAGCGCTACTATATAGTTTGAAATTATTTTGCGTGTAGTTTATTTCTTGGGGATCGTAAGATTTAAAAATTAAATCTGTATTAAATGTAGTTGTAAAGCTTTGACCTGCTGTTCCACCCGCGTTAGCTGTAAAAGACTGAGCTCCTTCGTAATATTGTCTATTGTTTTCAGTAAGCAATGCCATATGTTAACTTTTTTGATTTATTTCATTTTGCTGTATTTCGCTAGCTGCAGCTTGTATTATTTGAGGATCTCTAATTATAATACCTGAATATTGTAGTATTCTTAAAATAACTTCTACTTGTTCATTGTTGTTTATCTCAAAGTTTTGAGAGTTGTTAGGATCATAAACATATTGACCTAAATTTCCAGTAGAAAAAGCCCACTTTACATTAAGAGGTTTTCTAACAAAAGAAGCTTCTATACCAGAGGTAAGTTCAATAGGTCTTACAAATAGTTTATTATTTTCGTATAAGTATGTAGGAAATGATTTTGTTGATTTTGTAAGTGGAGACGCCTGTATGTTGTAAAATTCATTACGCTGTAATCTTTGTAATTCTACTTGATCACCCGCTGCAGGTGTGTATGTAACTGTTCCAAGTCTATAAAAAGCTACTTCATCATTTCCAGGATTATCATTATAAACAACGGTAGCTCCGCTTGTTGCGTCTGTGGTTGGTAAATTAAAATGATTAGTACTAAAACCGCAAGTTCCAATAGCTTTAAAAATAGATATATTTTCATCTATATTAATTTGTCTATCAGAATAATCATAATCTGCTTGTGGCACTCGTAATTGCTGGTTTAAATCATCAAAGTACTGTTCAAATATATCTAATTGAACCTGTGTAGCTGTTTTGTTAAACTCATCAGGTGTTATATAACCACGCTGTTCTTTGTTGAGTATAAGTAAAACGGTTTGATATACAGTGTTTACGTTTATTGCCATTGATATTTTTATTTATATACAGGGCGCATTACACGCCCTGATATATTATTACACGTTAAAGAAGTTTTTTCTCTATTGATTTGTAAACTTCTACGCCTTCGTCTGTTTTAAACCAAGCAGCCATTGCTGAATACGGGTTTTCATCAAACGGTACGTTCATTAGTTTTCTTCCATTACTACCCCAAGTAAATGTTCTTTGATCTTGTGAAAGATTAATAACGCCAGTTTCAGAAGCTACGATAGCTACATTTCTTAACTGTACATTCTCGTCATTAGCAAGTTCTATAAACAGTTGTGGATTGTTTTTAGCAAACAATAATAAGTCACGTTTAAGTTCTTTAGAACTCATCTGAGATACTTTAGAACCAACCTCAACACGCATAATAGCCTCTGCTTGATCTATATCCATAGATTTAGCTGCATTAAGTGCGTCTATTTGTAGTTCAATAGTATCAAGTTCGTCTCCTGCTTCTTCAACAGCGCTAAATTCTTGATACAATTTACCTTTCAAAGGGTGGTATAATGAAAGTAGTTTTTGTAGGTTTTGTTGTTGCTTAGGTACGGTTAACGATCCATCTCTAAACATAATATGACCTAAAGTTACTTCACCTTTTTGCTCATCAACAAGTGGTGAGTCTTGGTTTGTTGCATATCTAATTTCTCTTTGCTTACCTGTAGCTTCGTCAAAATATAGTAATGCATGTTTTTTAGTGTGTCTACCTGGAATTTTTAAAGTCAAAGGAGATTTATTACCTGTTAAATAATAAATACGCTCTTTAATTTCCCACTCAGGTTTACTTGGTTTTTGTTCTACAGTTTTAGCCTTAACTGTTTTTTGAGGTGCAACCTCAGTTGTTTCTACTGCTTTAGCTTCTTTAGCCATGATATAATAAAATTAAATAATTAATAAAGGTAATAGTTACCCCTGAAATTACATCAGGGGTAAGTATTACTTAAGTGATTACACTCCTTTGAATAGTACAAAGTTGTTAGCACCTTGAGTTACCAAACATCTTTCAGATAGGAAGTTTACTTCCATTGCATCTAGAGTTGAGGTAAAAGCACCACCGGCAGAACCAGTCAACCAAGACTTCATGCGACGATCGTCACTCTGTGAAGCTCTGTATCGTACGTGCAAGAATGGACGACGGATGTTAGATCCTAAAATCTGATCGTAAACTGTACTTGTTCCAGCAGGAACTAATACACCTTCGATAGAATTTACTCCAGTAACACCACCACGAGTTGAAGCATCATTTAGATATTTCCAGTCAGTCTTATAGAAATCGTAAGAACCACGACGGAATCCAGAGAATCCTAGGTTCAATGCCATTTCCTCAGAATTTTCGAAAAGACCAAATGCAGTACCACCAGCAGAACCAGCAGAAATCGCAGATAGCATATCATCAAAATCTAGTGAAGTTTGACGTTGTAAAAACAACATGTTTTCTTCAATAGCACCTTGGGTATCTAGGTTTTTAAGAATTGCATCAAATTCGTCTAGTCCAGCAGCAGCAGTAAATCCTACTTCTACATTACCACGTTCTTGAATAGCAGCAAATAAACCTTGAGTACCAGGAACAAGACCTGCACCTACACCAGCTCCAGCGCCAATTGCACTTTCCTCACCTTCAATCAAAGCCATTTCTAGGTAATCTTCAAAACGCAAGCGAGTTTCAGATTCAGCCTTTAAATACCATAGATATCCAGAAGTACCGTCTTCAGTAGCAACTTCTACCCAACCAATCTGAGCCATATCAGAACCATTAACTACATACTGATCTCTAATAATAATTGGAGAGTTTGAGTATTGAGTTAGTTGAGGAGTGATAGAATTTCTAGGTTGAGTTCCAGCAGCAACACTACCGCCGCTTACCATGCTAGTTCCTTTTGCATATGCAGAACCATATACAAATACTTTGATACTACCAGAAGTAAGTCCAGCACCACCAACAGTTCCGTCCCAGTTAGAAACAGTAATATCACCGTTAGTACCACCAACAACTGCTTGTACAGAAGCCGTAACAATACCTTTTTGCTCAGCACCAGTCACAGTGTCCAAAATTACTACTGTATCATTTACAGAAATAACATTTTGTTTCGTAGCTGCACCAGCTGCGGGAGCTACTCGGATAACACCACCACCAGGTAGTGTACAATCGTCATAAGCAATATGCAAACGGTTTTGTTCAGACCAAATAACTTGATCAGATGTCATTGGCATTTCTGCGCCAACCATGCGTAAGAATCCAGATAGTGTACGGTTACCGTAACGCTCTACTTCTTGTTCATAAATTTCAGGTAAATACTGTTGTGCAAAATCCGCACCAGCACCTGTGTTAAATTGTAGGTAGTTTGTAGCCAGCAACTGTTGAGTTGAAGTTGGCACCAAAGAACCAAATTGTGGAGTTAAAGCCATAATTATAATTTTTGTTAGTTAAATTTTTTTGTTTTGATTTTTAATTTTGAAGAATCAAGACCACTAACTGCTTTTACTTTTAAACCCCCTATAAATACATCACCAGAAGCTGTTTGCCTAGGTTCATTACTTATATTTTTAGATTTAGCCATAACATCTTTAACAGCATCAGCTTTGCCTTGCTCATAAAAATGTTGCGCTATAGTATCAGCATTTCGCGCTGCATATAAAGCTTTATGATAACCTTTAGCATCTGACATTTCTCCTTTATTGTTTAAGAACGTCTTAACAAAATTAGTAATATCAGATTGTTGCTCTGCTATCTGTTTAGGATTTTTAATATTATATCTAAATTTTTTTTCACTAACATTAAAATCGAAACCTTCGAAATCATCAGTGAAAAGATTAGATGTTTTGTTTAAAAAAATATCCTGTTTTTGCTTTATAGAGTCTTGCTCTTCGTTGTATCGGTTGAAAAAGTCTGTAGCTTTTTGTTGGTCTTGAGTTACGCCCGGTCTCAACTTGATCTCGTCGTAGTATTTACTCTTTAAGCCTTCAAGAAAGTCTTTAGCTTTTGCAGCCTCCTCTTTAAACGCAATTTTCTTTTTGCGTATATCTTTTGGTTCATCTATATCTTCATCGTAATCAAAGTCTTCTAATAAAAGACTTACATCTTCAGAATCTAAGTGTGGTTTAGTTTGTTTATAATATTCACTAATTAAAGTCTTATTATCAACGTTGGTATAATCTGCATTAAGCCTAACATAGTCTTCTACAGTTCCACCAGTTTCTTCCATAAAAGTAACTAGCTTGTCAATATTTTCTGGTAGTTGTTTTTGCTCTACAACATTTTGCTGTGGCTGTTCTTGTACAACTTCTTTAGTTTCCTCTTTTGTTTCTTCAATTGCAGTTAAAGGAGAATCTATTGTTTCTTCGGCGGTCCGTACTTCTTCAACCACTTCTTCGCTGTCGCTACTGTCTTTGGACTCTTCGATAATAGCATCGCTATCATTTGTCTCCTGTGTTTGAACGGCATTAGCGTCTTCTTTTGTGATTACTACTTTTTTAACATCTGGCTTAATATCTATTAAAGGTTCTTTCATGTTCACTTTAATAGGTTCACCTATATTATCACCTAAATTTTTAGGCTTTGAAGGAGTTTTTATTTTAAACTCTCCTTCTTGTTTTACTTCTTCTGACATAATATAATAGTATAAAATTAAAGGATTTTATTTTCAACGAGGTTCAAACTGTTCAAGTCCAAATCCTCCTAGTGAGTCAAATCCAGATGACTCAAAGTTTTTAGGTAGTTCATCGTTTTGACGCTGTGAAATCATTTCTGATTGTTGTGTACCTATAATTCTAGCACGCTCGTCTTTACGATCTTCTATATCTTTTTCTTTTGTTTTTTCAGCTTGAGCTTTAACTTGAGCTAATTGCATTTGATAACCAAACTCTTCAGCCATTAAACCTCTTTTTATTTCAGCTTCTGTTTGCATTTGCTGAATTTTAAACTGAGACTTACCTTGCTCTATTTTTAATTCAGTTTCGGCTAAAGCTTGTTGTTTTTGCATTTCTGCTAAAGCCGCCTGCTCAGCTGTTTGGGCGTTGGCTTGAGCTTGAGCTTCTATATTTTGTAGCTGAGCTTGTTTAACCTCTTCAGCTCTTACTCTTTGTCTATACTTTAAAAATTGATTAGCTAATTTTAAATTTTTAATCTGTCTAATATCAATAGCATCAGACAAATCTATAAGACCAGCCTGTAAAGCTGTTTGTATATTTGATTCTAATAATTGACTTTCTTCTTGATCAGGTTCCAGCTCTAAAAATATACCAAACTCATGTGCGTTTAACTTATCTATTTCTTCTAAAGTAGACACATTAAATTGATTTATAGATCCAAGTAAAGCTTCTTTAGTTAATGGGAAGTTTAACATGTCTGCTACTCTTAAGCTAATATTTTCAGCTGTTCTAACTGTTAAATACATTAAAGACTGGAGTATGTGTTTTGTAGCTGTGTTAGAGGCTGCAGCTGCTAATTTTTGTAAACCTACTAATGAATCTTTAGCTGGTTGACTACCGTCTCTAGCTTCGTTAAGCCCTGTTACATCACGTATCATTTGTAGATAATATTGATATGTTTGTATTAACGCTTGTATTTTAGCCATACCAGAAGAGGTTTGTAGCTCTTGAATAGGAACTTTACCTCTATTAGGATCACCATCTTGCGTTAAACTTCTACCTACAATACTACCAGTTTGGAAATACATATTCAAAGCTTCAGCTGGATTATAGCTTGTGCCATTACCAAGATCAACTTCTGCTAAACCATCAACGTCTATATAAACACCATCTGGTACCATACGCGCTAGCACTTGTTGTATTTTTAAATGCGTAAGCTGTATCATATCAGCAAACCCTATACATTTACTAACAATACTTTCTATTCTACCCTTGTACATTCTAGGCGCAGATATGCTATAGTTCATTTGAACTTTTGTTTGGTTGCTATACGGCCTAGTCATATTTTCAGCTAGCTCCCATTTTAACATTTTTTCTTGCCCAAGTATTTTAGCACCACTATATAAAACCTCTATAGCTCTATGCACTCTATTAAAGTTGTCACTTTCTGGTGGATCAAACGTGTCTGGTTTTTCAAGAGCTTTTTCAAGACCTTGATCTGTTTGCTTTATTTTAAATACTTGATTAGAATAAGTTTTATATTCAAAATATAATACTTGTATTAAATTAGTATCATAGTCATAATTATAAAAATTAGTTCTATAATTATTGTTACCAGCGTATTGTTGTATTTCTTCTAAATCAGCCTGAGTTAAGTCAGGAAATTGTTTTTTAATTTCTTCAAGTGATAAGCTTTTAACTTCACCCACGTAGTATATGTCTTCAAAATTAGGATCATCTGTGTATGAATAAACTAAACTTGCTGGATCTACATACTCAACGGTAATACCATTAGCTAAATTAAAATTAGTTTTAACAGCTGATATACCTAAAACAGCTAAATCGTAAGCTAAACGTTTTTTTGTTTCTTCGTATTTATTATAATCAAAAATATTAGATATAGTTTCTTCCTCTGCTATTTCTATTGCTTGTTTATAATTTAATTGCAAATACATGTCTAACTCTTGCCTGTTCCCAGGTAATTGATCTGGATCTGGTGTTTTGAAAAAGTTTTTACCAGTAATGTCGTTAAATCCTTGTATTAACTCTTTGTTGGTTATGTCTCTTAACGCATTAAAAGCATAATTAGTTCTTTCTTTTAGAGCATAAGGGTCTGAAGCAAAAGACTTTATTTCGTAACCTTTATCAGTCATACCATTTACTACAATATCTACAAACTTAGATAATACAGCTACTGGTTTCCAGTCTAGATTTAAATAAGATAAATCACCATTAATAGATAGCTCATCTTTATACTTCGCTACACTTTGCTCACCTCTAGCGTATAGTCTTAAATCGTTAAATCTAGACCAGTTATTTCCAAACCTTCCGCCGTTTCCAGTTCCTCTGTCTCCTCTAAACCATTCGCCTTCGACAGCTTTGGCTACGGACAAACCATATTCATAAGTCTTTTTCTCTGCGTCTGGTACTACCTGACTTGGAAAAGTGCTACTAGAATTAGTATAAATCATCTATTTTATTATTTTTGAAATACTACCTTGGTTATCAAATTTCTTGAAACCTAAAGGAACAACATTTTTTTTAACTATGTTCATAGGTGTGTACCTATTTTTATTACACGCCATGATGGCTAGACCAGAACTAATAGAAGCATCGTGCTTTGTTCTATTGTTTATGTTAAACTTAGCCCAGTCTTCTAATGTTTCTTGAAAATACATATTACCATACATAGTTTCTTTAAGCCCAACGTGATCTTCTATATAAGACTCTATAGCAGCAGCGTGAGCTTGCTTGATATCTTCTGATGAGTTAGGTATTCCACCTATCTCTCTTTCCGCTACAGACAGTTTTAATTTATCTGGCCTGTTTATTGAGAAAGCTCTGTAACCTCTACGTTTTAAATAATATAAAAGTCTAGGTTTATTATTTTCTGCAAGCAATGGCATTCCATAAAAATGCAAAGCCATAAGCACATCTTCAAAGAATATCTCAGCCGTTGGAGGTCTTGATATGTATTCTAAGAAAAACATATTAGCCGGTACGTTTTCCATAGAAAACTTTGTAAGCCCATGAAGAGCTCCGTTAGATCCTCTATTATCTACTGTACCTGATATATCGTATGAGTCACATCCAAAAGCACCACAATGCTCGTTACCAGGATATTTAACTCCATTTTTTATTATTACACGATTTTGTAATTCTATAGGCGGAACCCATGAAATTAAGAACCTACCATTTTTATTTGGCATAAAATTAACGACGGTATCTTTTATACCACCTTGCCAAACAAAGTTACCTCTTGTTATTAATTTAGAGTTATCAGATTCATCATTATAATCTATTTGCTCGTATATCTTAGTTAGATTAAATAAAGACTGTTTTGTTTCATCTCTAAAAGCATGTTGTTCCGTACGGGGAAACTGCCTATAATATTCATTTAAACTATCTTGATCACCTTTTAAACCTTCAACTTCGTTTTCCCAGTGGTTTATAACACCTACTTCAATTTCAAGTCCGTCGGCTCCTTCAACTGATTTTGCCGGCGTATCAAAGACAGGGTGTCCATAAGTATCAATGAATCCTTCGTAATTCCACTCCATAGGTATGAACAAAGAATATAGTCCTGAGCTAGTCTGTCCGTTGCGGTTTC